TGGCATCGCATTGTCGTTGAGCATGAAGGGCAGACCGAATGAGGGACCCTATCAACCCTGACCACTACAACAATCACCCTTCCGGCATAGAGTGCATTCAAATCACTGAACACTTCAATTACTGCCGTGGCAACGCTATCAAATACCTTTGGCGGGCGGGTGAAAAGGGCGATGTGATCGAGGATCTGAAAAAAGCACGTTGGTATGTAGATAGAGAGATACAACGATTAGAAAGGGCAAAATGAGCAAGCCAACGCAAGATGAGTTGCTTTTTGGGATTCCAGTCAGGTTTTATGACTTGGATTTTGTCCAAAAATGCAGAGAAGCTGACACAATGTCACCATTTAGAGTGCCTGTAAAACTAGAAGACAAATATGTTTTAGAGCATATTAACAAGGCAACAGAAAGACTTAACAGGTTTTCCGAACGCTCCAAGCAATTTGGGCCAAAAACAATTATTGTTTCACTCGACATTTAATAGTGAGGATTCAAAAAGATGCCTGAAACCTTATTATCAATCTTCGCCGCTGTGGCGTGTTTTACCTTGTCGGGCATGATGGCGGCATTGGTGGTGATGTACATGCAAGCGATGAAAAGGGGGAGATAAAAATGAAACTAACATTCTTTGTCCCAGGCATCGCGTCACCATCCGGCTCAAAGAAAGCCTTTGCCCACCCAAAAACGGGCCGAATCATCGTGATGGATACCGCCAAGCGTAAAACAAGCTGGCAGTCGATTGTGTCGCTACATGCTCAACAGGCCATGATTGACGCCGGGGCCAAGCTGACAACCGAAGCGGTGGCTATGACCATCGATTTCTATTTCCCCCGCCCGAAGTGCCATTTTGGGAGCGGCAGGAACGCGGCCAAGATCAAAGAGACTGCCCCGAAATATCACACGCAGAAACCTGACCTGACAAAGCTGATCAGATGCACCGAAGATGCACTGACCGGTATTGTCTATAAGGATGATTGTCAGGTGACAGAACGATTCTGCCAGAAACATTGGTGCAATACAAATGAGGCACCAGGCGTCGAAATCACGCTCGAAGTTGTGCTATAATAGCACCATGCCGACCAAGAAATTCATCAACTTCCAGTACCGACACCCCGATAAACTCGTTACGCGGGTTGTGTCGGCTATCTGTAAAGATGATGGCAATTTCAGGATCTCCGAGATTTACGAAGAAGAGATAACACCGCTTCAGAGGTTCCATAAATGGGGCGAAATTAACGAGCCGAAAATCGTTGATTTCCCAAACAAATAAAACTTTTTTTATTTGCGATTGCGGTAATTTTTTTTAGCGTTTAGTGTCAATATTTAATGGATTCGTTGTCAGAAGAATTATCTGAAGATCAAATTAACCGACGGGCCGAAGCGCAGGTGCGAGTGTACCTGGGCGGGCAGACGGTTGAACTGGTCGGCTTAGTGCCACCTGACGGTTGGCAAGAGTCAAGCCAGAAAGCGCCGTGCGGAGTCTGCGACAGTGGCAGGAGCCTTGAGAAGATCAAGCCTGCCATCTGCCTCAAATGTCTCAGGGCCGACAAGAAATTTGATGCAGTGCTGCAAGCTGCTGCCAGGTGGGAGGAACGCCAGTATGCACTGCAAAAGGTCATTAGCGAGGCACGCATCAAGCGCAATGCCGAGATGCAGCGGCTGACCGGCAATAAGCGACGAAACAAGGGTGCCCAGCCGGGCCGCGGTGCGATTGAATCGATGGTCAATCTACGGGGGCGGGTGGACTGGTGACAATATCGGTAGTTTCACCGATGATTGTACCGAAAAAAGCACCGTACTGAAATGGCAAACCTTAATCCTGACAGGTCAGGACTTCGACCACCTTGGAAGCCAGGCGAAAGCGGCAACCCAAAAGGCAGGCCCAAACGACCGGATATGAATGAGGCCCTTGATAGGGTTCTGGTTAATTCGCCAGATTTACTCCACAAGCTGGTTGAAGTTGGATTGAAACAAGCCTTGGGTGGTGATTTTCGTTATTGGCAGGCCATCTACGACAGACTGAACGGCAAGGTTGCCGCAAGCGATCAATCAGGCGACACGTTAAACAATTACGATGATGACCCTGAGCCAGCCCCGGAACAGCTTGATTAAGGCTGGTTTATGGCAGTTTTTAGAGCGTGTCAGTCCGAATCATCAGTGGCATCCGAATCACCTTAAACTCTGCCGAAATCGGCTTGACCGAGTAACTAACGGCGAAATCACACGGCTAATGCTTTTCCTGCCACCACGGCACGGCAAAAGCGAACAATCAACGATTCACTACCCGGCTTACAGGCTACTCCGCAATCAAACCATGCGGGTCATCGTCGGGGCTTATAATCACAGCCTCGCCTGTACATTCAGCCGACAAACAAGGCGGCTCGTCAGTCGGTTCGGTTTTCAGTTCGCGAACGACAGCAATAAGCAGAATCAGTGGTCGTCAGTTCACGGCGGCGGGTTGTATGCGGTCGGGGTCGGCTCAGGGGTCACAGGCTACGGTGCCGACCTTGTGGTTATCGATGACCCCGTCAAAAGCCGCCAAGAGGCTGAATCACCAACTTACCGGGCGAGAGTGCTGGACTGGTATCAAAACGATCTCTACACGCGGTTACACCCCGGCGCGGCTATCGTGCTGATCATGACCCGCTGGCATTCGCTCGATTTAGCGGGCCAACTACTGGAAGAAGCAAATAACGGCGGCGAACGGTGGGACGTGGTGAGCTTGCCAGCCATTGCCGAAGAAGGTGATGCACTTGGCAGAGAGCCGGGGGCGGCACTCTGGCCAGACCGTTACAACGTCGCAGACTTTGACAGAATTAAGAAGGCTATTGGTAGTTATGCATTCTCAGCCCTCTATCAACAACGTCCTAGCCCTCGATCTGGTGGCTTCTTCCGTCACGATTGGCTGCCTATTAGTGACGGGGGCAATAGCTCAGGGCTGGCTTGCCGCGCTTACGATACAGCAGCGACGCCGGGGGCGGGTGACTACACCGCAGGCGTCAGAATGCAGCGAATCGGTGATAAATACCGAATCACCCACGTGGTTAGAGGTCAGTGGTCACCAGCCCAACGGCGAACCATCCAGCGACAGACAGCCGAGATAGACGGGCTTCAGACAATCGTCCACCTTGCTCAAGATCCCGGTGCCGCGGGAGTTGATCAAGTGGAGCAGGACAAAATCAACTTGGCAGGGTTCGCGACTGTATCCGCCCGCCCAACAGGCTCAAAAGAGGTGCGGGCCATGCCGTTTGCGGCAGCCTGTGAAGCTGGCCTTGTAGAGCTTGAGCGAGGCGATTGGAATAGGGCTTTCATCGATGAGCTTTGCAGCTTCCCGACTGGTCAGCATGATGACCAGGTGGATGCAGCAGCCGACGCATTCAACTACCTTAGCAGAAACGGCTCTTTTCAGTGGTTTTCATGACGCAACCCTACAGCCTGCATACTGGCGATTGTCTGGAAGTAATAAAAAAGCTGGACGCTGAATCAATCGACGCGATTGTGACAGATCCGCCGTATGGGCTGGCGTTCATGGGTAAGAAGTGGGACTACCATGTCCCGTCAACTGACATTTGGCAAGAGTGTTTGCGGGTATTAAAGCCGGGCGGGCATCTTTTGGCATTTGCAGGCACACGGACGCAGCATCGAATGGCCTGCCGAATCGAAGATTCAGGCTTTGAAATCAGAGATATGATCGCATGGGTATATGGGAGTGGGTTTCCAAAGTCGCTGGATGTATCGAAGGCGATTGATAAGGCGGCGGGCGCGGAGCGGGAGGTAGTGGGCATGAAAGACAACAAAGGCCGGTGTGCGGGCAATATCGCGTGTATTGGGCTCAACACAAATAAAGACGGAGATCCGATCACCGCCCCCGCAACCGACGCCGCTCAGCAATGGAAAGGGTGGGGCACTGCCCTCAAGCCAGCCCTTGAACCAATCACAATGGCCCGCAAGCCGCTGATCGGCACCGTCGCCGAGAACGTGCTGGAGCATGGCACGGGGGGGTTGAATGTGGATGGGTGCAGGGTTGAGGCGGGGCCTGATTATGAAGCTGCCGGATTTGGGCCTCGTTACGGCCACACAAGCGGCAATAGAGCGCACGGGGATTCAAGGCCGTGGATCGCCCAAAAGATTGCTAACGGTGTGGCGGTAAAAAACAGTGAACCGCACACGCTAGGCCGCTGGCCCGCCAATCTTATCCACGATGGCAGCGATGAGGTGACAGATTTATCCGGCTCCGCCGCCCGTTTCTTTTACTGCCCGAAAGCAAGCAAGGCAGAGCGGGAAGCGGGGCTGGAAGGGATGGAATCAATCCATCGTGTTAATGGCAATAAATGGACTGATCAAGATTATCGGGTAGCAAATGGCGAGCGGCCACCAACAGCTGAATCAGGGCCACGAACGAACCACCACCCGACCGTTAAACCTATCGATTTAATGGCCTATCTCTGCCGACTGATTACACCGCCAAGCGGCACCATACTTGACCCGTTTATGGGCAGCGGTTCCACAGGCGTAGCGGCATTGCGTGAAGGGTTTAAATTCATCGGCATTGAATTGAACGCTGAATACGCCGAAATCGCCCAAAAACGTATCGAAAACGAATTAAATAAAGCACCGCTATTTACAAATGCCTGACTACAACCCACTCAACTGGTTCCGCTCGAAAGCACTTCGCACGGGCGTTACTGCTGACACCACCGAGATCGACGTGTCGGCATGGTCAGTTGATGTCATTAACGCTCTAAGTGATGATTACGCCAATCTTGCCCGGCCTTATTGCGATAACCCTGTCATCAGGGCCGCGATTGAGGCCATGCGGCGGAACGTCTGCAAGGCCATATTGCAGGTCGGCTACTTTGATGAAGAAGGCGGATTTGAGCCGGTAGATCATCCGCTGCTGCAAATCTGGAAAGAACCCGCACCAGGTGAGACTGAAAGCACGCTGGTTGAATTTATTTATCAGCAGTTGCTGGAAGATGGCAACGCCTACGTTCCCGCCATCTCTGACAGAGACACCCAGACGGGCGGCACGATTCGCGAGCTTCAGCCCATCCCTTACAGTTGGCTGCAAGTGCCGACATACGGGCAGGCCATCGGCGAAATCATCGAATATCCCTTTGTCGGCTTCGATGGTGGGCGGGGCTTCCAGTTCACGACACCTCGCGAGCGAATGCTGCACTTCCGGGTCGGCAAGTCATCGACAACAGCCGCAAGGGGGCGTTCACCGCTGGAAGCAGTGCGGGCAGAGTTGGCACTGATCAAGCTCACGGCGATCTATGAAACAACCATCCTGAGCCGATCTGGTGTCCCTTCATGGCTGGTCAGTCTGACCGGCACGGGGGCGCAGATGATGACATCTGACAATATCGCGGTACTTCAGTCTGACATCAAGCGGGCGGTGTCTGGTAAGGGCGTCGGCAGGCCATTGATTTTCAAGGGCGGCGAGCTTGACATCAAAACGCCGGGATTCAGCCCGAAAGATTTATCAGTTCAGGAGATGACCGAAATCGCGGTGGCTCGTGTCTGTGGTGTCTTGGGCTGGTCGCCAATGTCACTGAAACAACCCGACACCGGTAAGACATATAGCAACCTGATTGAAGCCAACCGAGCAAGCTGGCGAGATGCGATTATTCCATTCTTGGAACTGCTGGCAATGCAGCTTACAAGGCTGGTGCGAACGCTTCCCACCGGCTATGACGGTGCAATTGCCCAGCCTGATAGCATGCTCACAGTCAGGTTTGACACCAGCCAGATCGAAGAGTTGGCAGCAGACACAAAAGCCTTGTCAGATCGAGCCGTGGCCTTGTATCAATCCGGCCTGTTGTCGCTCAATGAGGCTCGGCAGATTATGGGCTATGCCGAAATCGAGTCAGAAGACACGCCAGCCGAAGCGGCAGAAGATGTTGCAGAAGGTGAGGCTGAATAATGCCTGCCGGTAATTGCAATCTGACAATCGAGCAAGGGGCCACCTGGTCGCAGTCCATCCAATATCAAACTGCTAACGGCACTAATATCAGCCTATCCGGCTACACAATCCGTATGCAGGCCAGATCGGCATACACTGCTAATACGACACTTGACCTGTCAACCACCAACGGAAATATCACGATCACATCAGCCGCCAATGGGACTTTTACCTTGCAGCAGACAGCCGCCCAAACGGCTAATCTGACAGCGGGCAGTTATGTTTACGATCTTGAACTGGTCAAGCCTGACACCACGGTTGATCGGCTGCTATATGGCACGCTCACAGTCACCCCGGAAGTCACGCGATAATGGCTGATATTATTGTCAGACAAGCCAATAGCACCAGCCTGACGATTCAGGCATCAAGCAATCAGGTGCTTGTGCGGCAACAGCCGAATAATACGGTGGTCGTGCAGACGACCGGCAACAGCTATGTTCTGCCACCTGCCACCGCAAACACATTGGGCGGCATTATCGTTGGCGATAATCTGACGATCAACGCAAATGGGCTGCTGTCGGCTCAAGCGGGCGGTGTCAGTACGTTCAATAATCGAACGGGGAATGTCACGCTAACGGCGAATGATGTTTCGGCGGTCGGCAATTCGCTGTATTTTCCGCTGAATGCCAACATCGTCAGCGGCAACGCGACGATAGCAGGGCAGGTTTATCAGCTTGCAAGTGGCAATGGAACACTTAATAAACGCACAATCTATGGCATCAGTAAAACAAACAATCTTGCTACCACTGAATATGAATTTGCAATCGGCATGACTTACGGCTATCCAGCCGCTGGCAGCGTCTTTTTATCTCGTGCGTTCGATACGACAGTAGCTAGAGGGCTAAGTCAATCTGAGATCGACCTGAGTCCTGTTTCCGCGCAGCTTATTTCTACAAACAAACATGCAAACGGAACGCTGGTAAGCCAGGCAATATTTGGAGCGGCGGCCAGCGGTTCAACTTTGTACTACGAAGATCAGACAACCTTCTCATTTATGGAGGTTGGTGTTACCGGCATCCTTTTCTTTGGCGTGACATTTGGGGTAAACAATTCGCCACCAGGGCCAAATGAACTAATGACACGATCAACCTGCGATCAGCGTTATGAGCCGATAACGAGGCGTAATTAATGCCATTTTCCGCATTAAAACACAAAGGTCTGATCTTTGACGCGACCAGCGACGCAAATTTCACCGGCAACGGCATCCACTGTTATGGCGGCCTTGAATACTTCGTTGCGTGCTTTCCCACTGGTGCAAACGGCGCACTTGAGGCTTATGAAATCGGGCAGAAGGTCGGGCTTTACAGCAGTAACGACAACGGCACGCTCTATTCTGAATGCGTGCTGGATAAAGGCAGCCTGGCAATCATTGCCAATAACGCAACTCTTTCAAATGTCACCGTCTGGGGCAGTGACTCAATCCTGACGCAAGGCCGGGGAGATGGACGATACGCAACGCCCGCCAATCTGACCGCCTATCTGCCAAGTGCCAACTTCACTTATGCCAACATTGG